GAAGTGGACAGCCCCAAGCGGGTTGACCATAGCAACACCAAAGTCCATCGTACCCGTCGAGTTGATGAATTGACCGGGCTCAAGAGCAGGGCCGCCAGTAGGCGACGTAACCTGCATCTCGCGCTCGACGTACTCCTTGACCGGCTTCTCATCGACGTTCACAACGTAGAACTCGTCGCCCTCAAGATACGGCGAGGTAAGGACGCTCACACCGCGCGGGTTGATCGTGGCGTCGCGAACATCGGTGCTACGAAGACCGGTTGCCATTGGAATGTGGAAGTCGTGTCCCTCAAGCTCGTTTCGAAGCTTTCGCTTGAAATCAAGCGAGCCAAGCAGGACCTTCTGACCATTCCAGCCGTGGTGATACAGATCGTCAGCAGCGTACTCGATGTGATCGAGAACCGAGTGGGAGCTAGTATCACCAAAGAGGTCTTGCGTGCTATCGAAAACGTGCGAGTGGTCGCGACTGAACGTGTACGCCCCGTGGTCGGGAACGTCGTACCAGAGGTCTTCCGACCCATCCGAGATGCCGTTGAAGATAACGTCGTGAATGGCGCGCTCCTCGGTTTCCTTGCCAGCCTTGATCACGGCCTGGATCTTGCTCATCAGCCGGTCGGAGGTCGAACGCTCGATGAACTTCTGAGTCAGACCAAGAGCCTTACCGTACTCCTGGGTTCGAATGGTCATCTGGTAGAAGTCATCATCCGTGTCGGTCATCGTACCAGGGTATTCACCCTCGGACAGCTCTTCCCACGTCTCTGCGTCGGACTCAATATCCTGAAGGAAGGTCTGCTGACCAACTCGCTCCGAAAAGAGATCAACGAACGGCTTCTCAGCGTCGTTGAAGTAGTTGATTAGGTTCTGCGTCTTTTCTGCGATCTGCGAAAGCGGAACGTCGTCCTTCGTGTGAATTTCGCGAGTGTTCGGACGCGAAGGGTTAAGATTACTAGGCATTTAAAGAAAAATGTGTGTTATTTGACTCAGAAATTTACGCAAGAGTGTCGTAGGTAGCCTCAACGTCCAGCATGAACGTTTCAGCGTCAACTGCAACACCGAGAACCTGAACGATCTCACCAGAGCCAGACGGAGCGGTCTGAGTCACACCGCCACCAACGTCGAGGTAGACTGGTTCGTTTGGAGTAAAGTCAGTATCGTCGTCAACGTTCTCAAGGTAGATCCCGTATCGGACATACGTAACTTCGTCACCGGGCTGCGTTCGGTTCTTGTTATACGTCTCATCAATCTGCCGAGCCATCGTGCCGTTGTCGTGGAGATTAACGTTCCAGTAAGAACGGTCACGAACCTCTTCTAGGAGAACGCCCATAGCGGGCTGTGGAGCCGCCGAGTCGGCATCCGCGCCTACAACCTCGGTTTCTCCATCAACATTCTCAGTCAGACCAATGAGGTCGCCCTCAGTACCAGTGAAGGTCGGCTCACTCGTCTCACCGTCGCGGTTAAGAGGAGTGTCCTTGACCTTCGCAAATTTGAAATCAGCCATTAGAAATTAAGCCCCTTGATGCTGCCAAGGTGTTCTTCCGCAAAGTTTCGAGACTCATCATCATCGCTATGAGTTTCGCCGCGATGACCCATATCCGAGAACGAACTTTCGCCCTCTGCCGACTCATCGGAGCCCCCATCGTCGGAGAACTCACCAATGAGCGTGCGAATACGAGCCATGTCATAATCCATTGCTTCGTCTTCCGAGAGAGGAGAAACCTCACTCAGAGTCTCGGCAAGCTCCTGCTTAAACTCCTGAGCCTCGCCAACGCGACCCTCAAAGTCAGTGAGAGTTTCCTTGGCAGTTTCAAACTCGGAGATGTTGGCGTCCTGTGCGCTCTCGAACTTTCGAACAAGGGTTCGAAGCTCATCGCCATCTTCAATGTCGTCAAGATCACCATCGAAAGTGACCTTAGTAAAATTCATATCCATTTTCAAATAGAAACCGTTTCCGTGAACACAGCAACCTCCGAGTTCTCTGAGTCTACTCGCGATGAGCGGGTGTCGTCTGTCTCGTCATCGACCTCGAAGGTATCTACCGTAACCGACAGCTCGTTGAAATTCGGATTGCCCTGTGGGAACGAATCAAATGGGTTGTGCCCTCGATTGAGCACTTCAATTGCCCATCGACTCGGACAACTGCCCATCTCACCTTCATTCGGGTTATCGGGCATCTCCTCCATCTTCGAATACAAATAATCGACTACTTGATTCGCAACCTCAACGTTCTGCATTCCCCACTCCTCACGCGGTTGTCCCAAAAGCATCAACGCCTCATCGCGCACATTCTCGCCGCCTTCAACGGCTTTAGCACACGGATGCTCGTCCCACATTTCCATCTGCTCGTTGGTCATGTTCACCAACGAATCCCATTCACCGTACACTTCATCGCGGTACTCGGGATCTACGTCACCATACTCAGCAAAGTTGGAATTGGCGTCTAATGCTGCCTCTGCAAACGCCGCTCGAAGCCCACCTTCGTCATATCCACCGGGGAATGGCGTAGTAGAAAATTCTTGTAGCGTGGCATCGACAAGCTCAGGTTCGCCATCGTCATTTCGAATCGCAGTGTACGAATCGCCAAACCCAACAGAGCCATTTGTGACCGTGGGTGGGTCATACGTAAACCGCTTAATTATCTCGTCATGCGTTCTCGCACCCGTATTGGGAATACGCGCTTGAACCATGAGCTTGCCAGCTTCTTCAGAAAACCACACATCGCGAACGGAGCCAATTTTAGAAAGTGTTTCTCGCTTGTGGTCCATCAACGCAGGCTCGTTGCCTGAGTATTCTTTCGAGCCAACTTCCCGAAGAAACTCCTTGGTGATTCGAACACCATTTCGAGATCCAGGCTCACCTGGCTCCATTGCTTCGTAGTTTACGTCAATTGAGCGCAAATTCTCGTCTTTATCGTAGTTCTCGCGAACACCATACTGATTAAACCCATCAGCAAGCGCAGCGGGTTCTGGATTGCCAAATGAAGCCGAGAATGCCAGCTCTTCGTTTATATTTAGAGAATTAGTCATATTTGAATGATGCCGAGTCCCCAAGTGAGAAGAATAGTTAGGACAGTCAGACCGCCGCTGACAATAAGCGCATTTCGTTGACTACGATTTGTATTATTATCCGCTTGCTTTTCTACGGGAATGACTCGTTCTTCTCGAAGCCGAGTCACCTCATCACTGGTTGCACGAGATCGCTCATCAATTCGAGCCATCTCCATGCTTAGATTTCTAATTTCATCGCGAATGTCAATTAGAATATCTAGTTCTGTGTCGTAAGATCGCTCGCCCTTTTGTGTGTCTTCGTCAGATTGAAAATTATCCATAAATCATGCAGATTCTTGCGTCACAGATTGCCTATTACGGCCATCTGAAGAATCTGACTCCGGCTCATCGCGTGAAACTACTTCGCCACCCGATGAGTCGGCACCTCCACCAGTGTCGGTTGGACTTCCGCCGCGTGGATTTTGAATAGCATCTCCCCGACCTGCGAGTTCCTTAATTAGTGGTATAATGTCAGATGTTAGTTCGTCAGGACTCGGAAGCTCGATTTCCGGATCAATTCCTGCGCGCTCTGCAAAGGACTCGCGAGTAAGCATACCATTGTTGTACAGCTTCAACAGCTTGTCAATCTCTAAGCGGTCTTCAGCATTCGAGTGCTCGCCAAATTCAAACTCTGGTAAAACACCAGAGAAATCCTCCAGCGATTCACTCATCAACGACTTGAGTATCTGCTGCTCAACTTGCGTCTTGACGATGTTTTGATACCGAGTGATTCGTCGGTCGAATTTCGGCATATTAGTGACAGACTCACCCTTCCCCGATGAGCCGTCGAGATTCATTAGAATATCAGGGATGCCAAGCGCAGTGACCATGCGACGTTCAAAGTGCTTGAAAGTCTCCTCAAGTCGCATTGCACCGGCAGAAGAAGACGTAGAAGTAACGCCAATTGTTTCTGCTTCAACGTCGTGTCCCGACGCCAACATTGAGTCTGGTTCAATTTCTTCAACAGTATCAAGCCAGCCTTCGATTTGCTCTTCATTCCACCGCTCCTCATCGGTCCCAAGCTTCCAGAGAATTGGAGGATATGCTTTCGTCGCAATGAACCTCGCGAGGTCGATCTCCATATCACGGAGAATGTCTGCTTGCTCTCGTGCTCGCTCGATTAAACTTCGTCCGAAGTCGTCAGTAGGTTGCTTGTGAAACCAGAGATGAGCAACCTCGTGTGGTTCGTATTCTTCATCAAGACCAGTCGGCTGGTCCATCTCGTAGGCTTCTACGCGACCAAACTCATCCGTTCGAATACTCATGTCTTTGGTCGGCAGCAGACGAGGCTCGAACTGCTCGTCCTCAACAACAAGTTCGAGGAATGCAGTTCCATCGACCAACGCGTACCAAACCCACTGTTGAAGTTCTAACCAGAAGTTAGATTGGTCAAGTAGCGTTCGAAGACGAGCCAGGTCTTCTTCGGTTTGTTCTTCACCTGTGTACGGGATGTTACGTGGAGAAAGGTTGTATCCCGTTCCACACACGTAGTCAACAATCGTTTGAACGCCCTCACCGATATGCGGGTCGCCGTATGCAATCGCGCGATGCTCGTCGATGAGGCGCTGCGGGGCGTCTGTAGTGCGGTTCTCGTCGCTCGAATTAGCACGCTTAACAGCCCCCTTTGGACTATCAGCAGCGAACTCCCCTCCAGAGTCAGAAGGATCTACGAAATTAGAATTTATATTTGTCATTTGAGAGAAATTCGCGGATACTACCGCGAGTGACGCGATTTATACGATGTACTGCCCCTTCGACCGCGTGAAACTGATTTAGAGCCAAAGTTCACTGTTGTGGGCATATTTGACTCTGAAACCGACCCTTTTCGGGTTTTAAGGCCGCCATTTGCCGAAAATGAGCCAGATCGAGGCGTCTCTGCCTCTTTTTGATGCATCTTGGTGCTCTTATCGGCGTTTATATTCGGTGGATACGCTGCAAGGACCGCTGAGATAGCAAGATCGTCTTTCCCATCCGGTGCGTGCTCTTTTCCAGAGAACTTTGGCTTCTGATACTCGTGAGATTGCTCTTTGACAATCGCTTTGAGCTGCTTTTCCAGCGTTTCGTCTTCAATTAGCGTCATCAACTCGTTGTGAAGCGCGTAATTGAAGTCCTCCATTGAGGTCTGCACGCTCTCTTTGTCAGAGAAATTGAAGCCGTTCGCTTTCTTGCCGAGCTTGCGATTAACTTCACTTTGGAAGCCTCGACCAGATCCCGTTTTGTCGAGCGTCACAGATGAAACACACATCTGATTTGCAATCTGTTCAATGCGGCTAGCTACGTCACTTGGATTCGCTCTATCAGGGTTCGCAATGCCACATTGCCTGAGTTTCTTTTCGGTGACGATCTCGTGATACCGGAGATAGCGACGATCACCAGCGTGCTCAAAGACCGTAATCGCGGTCATATCTGAATCCGTTCCAATATCCACGCCCATGATGTTCTCGCCGTCATGTTGTGGTGCTGTGTACGGACCCCACGCGTAGTTCGGGTCGTCGCCCCGACTCATCGCACTCTCAATGCCAGCAGCACTGAGGAAACGATATTCATCGGATATAGGAC